TATACAACCAAGCACTTACTCAAGAAGAAGTACGACAATCATACAACAAATATAAAACCAGATTTAATTTATCTTGATATTTATAATAAATTAGAAACAAATTATGAGCACATTTCCAAATAGAAGATGGTTGGTAATTCCAACATCAGCAACAGGATCAATCGACTTCAATCAAGTTTTAGAATCTTCTCCTTCATCTTTACGTTTATCTGTAGATGGAACAAAGACTTTTGTAAAATATGAAATCAATGAAGTATTAGAGACGTATGTAGTTACTGTACCGGCAATGCCAAGTATGGAAGATATAAACGTTATGACTGAAGAACACACTTACACAGTAGAAGCAGGTATTTACGGACGTCCTTCTATTTATTCAGAATCATATCCTGAATACAATCATGAAAACATTTTAGCTTTACTAGCTACTGAAGAATGGTCAAAGCCAATTACCGAAGATAAAATTTAATTACAATGGCAGATATTAGAATAACACCAGGTTCAAGTATAATGGCTTTTACAAGCTCATTATCTTACAAACAAACAATTACTCAAGATCCTTCTGGCTCTGTGGTGTTATACGGTTCTGGATCAACAAACAGAACTAATATATTTGCAATAGATGGAGCAAGTGGTAGATTATTTTCAGTAACTGATGATTTTTCCAATTCATTGTTTTCAGCAAATACAATTTCCGGACTACCCGTTATCGAAGCGTTTGCTGATTCCACCGTTAAAATAGGAAAGTATGGACAAGAAGCGATTGTCGTTTCTGGGTCTGGAGGTGATTTGCAATTGTCTGGATCTATTAAATTACCATCGCTTGTAACAGCAGCAGATACCAATGTAGTAGTATTCAATACCACTTCAAAGAAAATATCATATAATACCGCTTTATCTTTACAAGGAGTTCAGGGTATTCAAGGTACTTACGGTAACCAAGGAACAACTGGTACTTCTGTTCAAGGTACCGCTGGTACTTCTGTTCAAGGCACAACGGGAACTTCCGTTCAAGGTACCGCTGGTACTTCCGTTCAAGGCGCAACGGGAACTTCCGTTCAAGGAGCAACGGGTACCGCTACTCAAGGAATTCAAGGTATTTATGGAAACCAAGGTGCTACCGGAACTGCAACTCAAGGTGCTACAGGTACTGCAACTCAAGGAACCGCCGGTACATCAGTTCAAGGTGCTACTGGTACTGCAACTCAAGGAACCACTGGTACATCAGTTCAAGGTATTCAAGGTATTTACGGAGCTCAAGGAACAACGGGAACCGCTACTCAAGGCGCAACGGGTACTTCAGTTCAAGGTATCCAAGGTATTTACGGAGCTCAAGGAACAACTGGTACTTCTGTTCAAGGTGCTACGGGTACTGCAACTCAAGGTACGACAGGAACTTCTGTTCAAGGTACGACAGGAACTTCAGTTCAAGGTGCTACGGGTACTGCAACTCAAGGTATTCAAGGTCGTCAAGGAGTTACTGGTACAGGAACTCAAGGAGCTACTGGCGCGGGTGCAAGTATAGCAGGACCAATCAACGGTGTAGTATATTCAGACGGCGGCGGCGGAAGTTTAACTTCTACAAAAATCAACACTGATGATAATAATTTATATATAAAAGATACAGCAGCAGTGCCTGGAGCCATGGCTGGACAAGTTGCTTTATATGCAGACCCAGTAGGAGGATCTTCAGAATTAACAGTAGTAGATGCAGCAGGAAACAGAACAGTTCTATCTCCTCACAATTTCAGTTTAATTCCAGAAGGTCCTTCCGAGCCTCTGGCTTGGTCATATTATTCAGAGCAAGGCGATAAGACCATCAACGTGGATATGTTGAAAATGGCTCGTTTATTAGAACAGCTGACAGGAGAAAAATTAGTTTACATTAAATAAGCAATATGTCATACGATTATAAATTAATTACCAAGCGATATGATGTATCATACACAAACCAACCTGCAGGATCCGTTCTGGGATTAGGCACTGTTGATTTAGCAAAACATAATGCAGAGTATACTGAAAATTTAATTAAAATAGAATTATCTTTCGGAGCTACTATTTCTCCATTATATTTGTCAGCTGAGCTGCATGTAATGGTAGGAATTACTTTGGGTAATCAATTACAATTTGTACCTTCAAATCCTGATTATACATGTAGTTCTGTAGGTAGCTTCCCTATAGGTACCGCTAATTATAATGCTCGTTATTCTCATTTATTGTTTCCAAGTGAGTTAGCTACTTATTTTGAAATATTTTTTCCATCTGAAGGAAATCCGCATCCTCAACTTGCAGACTATTGGCAAGTACCAATATATGTAACTACTCCTAATTATCCTGGACATGTAGGTGCAGTAATTACAACATACTATCCTTCAAATCTTCAACAAAATCACGATTATTAATATATGGCACATAATACCGTAAAATTAAATGGAGTAATAGATCCAAATACGTCGACCGGCGCACCTACATACATACCAGGCGAATATTCTCCTACTCCACTTTTTGACATAACTGCATATTACCCTTCAGGAGGTTTTGATATATTTTTAGTTGACTGTTTATATACTATACATGATCCAGCAGCATCTTTATCAGAAGCTACATACATTACACGATATGTAATTACGTATCAAATACATGGCGGTAATGTTTATTGGAATTCACAGCAACAGCTATTTGAATTCAATGATTGTAATGGAGCTTACACTCCTCCTAATCATTTATTTTTAGCTAATACATGGTCTGATGGTCTTGTGCTAATACCAGATCCAATGACACCGTGGAATACAATTGGAAGAGTAATGTATGATATAAATATAATAATTAGATAATATGGCAGGCGGAAATCTAATAAAAACTTATCAAGGTCAAGCAGATTCAAACTCTACAGCTTTATCTGGAAATATATCAATTTATACTTATAACTTTGGTGGATTATTAAACAATCATAAAGTAGCGACTATTGAAGCGCATGCACTAGTATATGATCTACTAAATTTTGCAACATCTGCAGGATGGATTCATTACATAGCTCCTTTGCAAACAACCGTGCCATTTGGAGGATCTTCATTCAATGCAGCACATTTAAAACCAAATTTACCAAATAGTGCAGTACCTGGCGGAACTCCTACCCCTGATAATGGAGTATTGTCAGTTAACGTAGGCCAAGCAGGACCGAATATGGCATATTTAACTGATTTTGTGTATGATCCTGGCCCATCGACATTGATTGTTAGAGCAGAAGAAATAAGTGGAATACCTGGACATCCAATCCATTGGAAAGTTAATTGGAAAATTACATGTTTTTAAATTGCTCTTGATTTCTTCAAAAGAAATTCATATATTAATTAAAAGTAAAATAAAGTTATGTTAGTAAAACGAGTTATAAAAGCAGGTGGTAAACTAGTTCCTTTAATTATACCAGCTGAATTAACAAATGGTACTGGATTGATGAATCCTTCCATTTACAATGACAATGGAAAATTAATTTGCAATTTACGACACGTAAATTACACTCTTTATCATTGCGAAAATGAACAGCTATTTAATAATAGATGGGGGCCGTTATCATATCTCAATCCAGAAAATGACATGCATCTTCGTACGGTAAATTACTTCTGTGAGCTCGATAACGATTTACAATTAACTTCAGTTAAGCGAATTGACACGACTAAATTAGATAAAGAACCTATATGGGAATTTGTTGGTTTAGAAGATGGTCGTTTAACTCGATGGAATGGTAAATTGGTATTGTGTGGGGTTCGTAGAGATACCAAAACCAATGGAGAAGGTCGTATGGAAATATCTGAATTAGAGGTAACTAACAAGACTGTTAAAGAAGTTAAACGCAGTAGAATCGAACCTCCAGTTGATGCTAATTCATATTGTGAAAAAAATTGGATGACTGTAACGGACTTACCAAATCATTTTGTTAAATGGACTAATCCAACAGAGTTAGTAGAAGCGTTTCCGGAAGAAGGTCAATCGATCCAAAGAGTAGTTAAACCAGGAGTAGGACCTTTACAAAATTTAAGAGGTAGCTCTCAAATCATTCCATATAAAGGAAAGCGCATTTGTATTATTCATGAAGTAGATTTATTTAAAAATAAATTAGAACAAAAAGATGGTAAATACACTCATCGATTTGTTATCTGGGATAAAGATTGGAATATAGAACACGTTTCAGATTCATTTAATTTCATGGGAGGCGAAATTGAGTTTTGTTGTGGCTTAACTGAATACAAAGATGATTTACTAATTAGCTTTGGATTTCAAGATAATGCAGCGTATATATTAAAAATGCCAAAAACATTTTTTGAAAGTTATATTGAAAAGTCAGCAGGACCTAATTTCAAATGGAACCCTAAAAAAGATTATTGGAGACTTACTCCATATCCAACTTTGGAATTTACAACTTCAATACCTCCTAAAGGATGTGTAATTGATTGTGCATTTTGCCCACAAAAGACTTTGCTAAATGTATACGATTCAGATAAAACAATGACTTTGGAAAATTTCAAAAAGGTAATTGATAAATTACCAAAAGAAATAAGAATTACATTTTCTGGATTTACAGAACCTTGGTTAAATAAACATTGCACTGATATGCTTTTATATGCTCATGAACAAGGTCATCCAGTATCTGCATTTTCAACCGGAGTAGGTATGACGCTAGATGATGTTGAGCGAATCAAAGACATTCCATTTACTCAAGGACCAAATGGAGGATTTTGTTTACATTTACCAGATCAAGAATTAATCGCTAAACATCCAATTACTCCTAGATACATTGAAGTAATTAAACGCTTTAAAGAATTAGAAAATCATATTCAAGGATTTTATGTAATGAGTATGAGTGAAGTGCATGATGATATCAAACCAATCTTTGCAACAGCACACGTTCCAGAGTTTTGGTCTAGAGCAGGTAATTTGTTAGGAGAAGCTATTATCAAACCAGAGTTAGCTAAAATTGCAGATCGATTCAAACATATGGATCATGGAGATAAACAAATGACTTGCAACTGTATAGAAGATTTATATCACAATGTAGTTCTTCCTAACGGAGACGTTTCATTATGTTGTATGGATTATGGATTGAAACATATTCTAGGAAACATATATGAGCAAGAGTATGAAGACATTATTCCAAGACCATTGCAATGCTTTTCACTTTGTCAAGGATGTGAAAATGGTATAGAACCTAAAAATAAAAAATAAGTTATGAGTTTACAATATTGGTTAGACAATTATATATTAGATCCTAAAAATCAAGAAGTCATTTTCAATTTAGGTTGGGAATATGAAAAAATAGGACAAACAGCTTCAGCTGCAGGATATTATTTACGCAGTGTGGAGTTTGGTAAAGATGATAATAAAATTTACGAAGCACTATTAAGGATGTCAATTTGTTTTGAAAAACAAACAAATAGAACTTTTACTATTAAAGGAGTTCTTTTACGAGCTATATCTTTATTACCTAAAAGACCTGAAGCTTATTTTTTACTAGCTCGTGTATATGAGCGAAATAAAGATTGGCAGGAAGGTTATACTATATCAGAGTTAGGAATGCAATTTGCAACAGACAAACCAAATACTCATACAGATGTAGAGTATCCAGGCGATTATGGATTGCCATTTGAAAAAGCAATTTGTGGTTGGTGGATAGGGTTATGTGACGAAACTATAGCATCACTCAGATATATACATCAAAATTACAATTTAGCACCTGTATATAAAACAGCTGTTGAAAACAATCTTAGGAATTTAGGAAACTCTTGGAAAGAGCCAATGATTTATACTCAAGATCAATTCAAGCAATTAAAATATAAATTTCAAGGTGCCGAAACAATTGAAAGAAATTTCTCTCAATGCTATCAAGACTTATTTGTTTTATCTATATTAAATGGAAAACGAGATGGAACTTATTTGGAAATTGGTTCGGCAGATCCATTTTATGGAAATAATACAGCGCTATTAGAAACACATTTTAACTGGAAGGGACAGTCTATAGATATTAATCCTATAAGTGTAAGCGACTTCAGAAATAGAAGGTTAAATCAAGTAATAGAGGGTGATGCGACGAATATAAACTATGAGAGTTTGCTAACAGATCCAATTATTGATTATTTACAAATAGATTGTGATCCACCTAGTATTTCATATGAAACTTTATTGCAAATTCCATTTTGGAAACATAAATTTCGAGTAATTACTTTTGAACATGATGCTTATGTCGACGATACAAAAAGCGTAAGAGATAAGTCTAGAAAGTATTTAGAGTCTTATGGATATAAATTAGTCGTGGCAAATATAGGTCCGGACGCATATTCTCCTTATGAAGATTGGTGGGTTCATCCGGAATTAGTAGATGTTCATTTAATAGAAATAATGCAATCTGTTGGTAATGCAACTAAAAAAGCAGATATTCATATGTTAATCACATAGTTTCAAAAGAACAGCCCATAATTATTAATGTACATTTTAAGTAATGTAAAATTTAATAAATTAATATAATAATATAAATAAATTAGTTATGTCAGAAATCAAATTAACAGAACAAGAACTAAAACAAGTTCAAGAGCTTCGTACAAAATACGCAACAATCACTGCTCAATTAGGTCAGCTTAAAGTAGAGCAAATCATCGTTAACGAGCAAACCAATCGCTTAAGCGAGTTAGAATTGGAATTTACTAAAGAATATTTGTCTATTCAAACTGAAGAAGAAAAGCTAGCTGCAGCCATTACTACTAAGTATGGAGAAGGCGAAATTGATGTAGAAACAGGAGTAATTACTGTACTCTAATCTTCTGTTTGACCAAAACAAACCATATTTATTAGTAGATAAATAATCTTTTAACAACCAAATCTTAAACATAAAAACACAATGGCAGAAAAAATCGTTAGCCCCGGTGTCTTTACCGAAGAAAAAGATTTGTCGTTCTTACCTCAAGGAATTGCCGGTATTGGAGCAGCATTTGTAGGACCAACAACAAAAGGTCCAGCAATGATTCCAACATCAGTAACTTCATATAGCGAGTTCGTTCAAATTTTCGGTGATACCAATCCAAATTTATACTTACCTTACGCAGCTAAGGAGTATTTAGCAAATTCAGGACAATTAACAGTTGTTCGTACTTTACATGATGATGGATATGAATTATCAAGTCCTTTAGCGTTAGTAGCTACTGGTTCATTCGGTTCTAGACATATTGCATTAATTCACCCTTCGCAAGTAGTTTCAGAGACTACTGCATTTTATAATGGTACTACTCCATTGTTTCAAGCATCAGCATTAACTTCAAATATCTCAGGATCGTTCGTAATTAACGTATCTGGTTCATATACAGTTGATACCGCTGCATTCCCTAACGCTGTAGGAAATGGATCTGCTATTTATAGCGCTTCATTAAATAGCTCAAATGCTAACTTTTTAACTAAAGTATTTAGCAAGACTGCTAACACAACTTCAACTCCAGGTTATTTGTATACAATGTTTACTAAAGCTGCATCAGCTTCATTAGCTGCTGACCCTGCTTGTACTATTTCTATTCAAACTGGATCATTTGATTTCACTGATGGTTATATGGAAGCTCAAACTCCATGGATCATTTCTCAGACAGTAGCAGCTGCTAATCAGAATTTATTCAAATTGCATACTATCGCTGATGGTATTCATTCAAATTACGAAACTAAAGTTGCTATTTCAAATATCAAACCTGCTGGAACAGTAGCTGGATCTGAATATGGTTCATTTACCGTAACAATTCGCGCCGTAGATCAAACTAAATTAAACGCAATTGGTTCTCCATATACAACTCAAGACTCAGATGTTCGTCCTAGTATATTAGAATCGTTTGATAACGTTAATTTAGATCCTAATTCTGCAAGATACATTGCAAGAGTAATTGGTGACCAATATATGACATTTACTTCAGGTAAAGTTGTTGTATTTGGAGATTATCCAAGTAAATCTAAATATGTATATGTTGAAGTAGATGATAACGTAGCTAAAGGAGTTTATTCTCCAGAGTTAGTTCCTTTCGGATTTGCCGCTTTATTCAATCCATTACCTTCAGATTTTGGAAATATACCTTCTGCTAGTTTCGCAACTGCTCAAACTATCAATGGTATTTACAACAAACGTAAGCATTTCGGATTTGAATATGATTTCGTAAACACAGATAACATCAATTACTTAAAACCACTTCCTGCAGCAAATGCAACGATTGGTTCAAATGCTAAATTCTTATTATCTAATTGTTTAGAAGATTCAACTTTAGGCAGTAATGCTATTGACTTAACGACAGCTACTTCAATTGACTCTCGTAAGTTTATTGTTCCTTTCCAAGGTGGTTCAGACGGTATTCAATCTAACCGTAGAATTTTAGTAGGAGCTGATATCGTAGCTGCAAATACTCAAGGATATGATTTATCAAGTGCAACAGCTGCTGATTATTCAGTATACAAAAATGCAATTGATGCAGTATCTAATCCTGATGAGTTAGACATTAATATGATAGCTCTTCCAGGTGTTATTCAAGATGCTCACTCTGCAGTAATTGATTACGCTGCTAATATGTGTATTGACAGAGGTGATACTTTCTTAGTATTTGATTGTGTTGGCTTAACTGGAAATATTGCTGCTGCTACTTCAGCAGTTGAAGCTTTAGATAATAACTATGCTGCTACTTACTACCCTTGGGTGAAAATTGTAGATGCTAATATTAACAAACCAGTATGGGTACCACCAAGTGTGGTAATTCCAGGCGTGTTAGCTTTCAATGATAGAGTAGCTGCTGAATGGTATGCACCTGCAGGTTTAAATCGTGGTGGTTTATCAACAGTATTAGACGCTTATACTCGTTTAACTCACGCTGAAAGAGATGAGTTGTATGAAGGTCGCGTTAATCCTATTGCTACTTTCCCTGGTCAAGGTGTTTGTGTATGGGGTCAAAAGACTCTTCAAGCTAAACCTTCAGCATTAGATCGTATCAATGTTCGTCGTTTATTAATTGCTGTTAAGAAATACATTGCATCAGCTACTAAGTATTTAGTATTTGAAAACAATACAGCAGCAACTCGTAACCGTTTCTTAAATATCTGTAATCCTTATTTGGAATCAGTACAACAACGCCAAGGTTTATATAGCTTTAAAGTTGTAATGGATGAAACAAATAACACTCCAGATATTATCGATCGTAACATTATGTATGGTCAAATATTCTTGCAACCAGCTAAGACCGCTGAATTCATTATTATTGATTTCAACATCTTACCTACCGGTGCAGCATTTGCTCAATAATTAAAATTACAATAAAGATAAAGCCTCTAGAAATAGGGGCTTTTCTTTTGTTTTTAAGTATCATCATATTTATTAATATAAAAAAAACTGATGCCTAATATATAAATGGTATAGTTTTTACAAAAGAAAGATATTTATATTAAAGAAATACTAAACAAAAAAAAACAATGGCTGAATTATTAGACCCAACCGAAATAATGTTTACCGCTTTTGAACCAAAAGTGGCTAACCGTTTTATCATGTACATTGAAGGTATCCCTGCTTATTTAATTAAAGCGACTAATCGTCCAGGTATTACTTTCGGTGATGTGGTATTAGATCATATCAACGTAGAAAGAAAATTAAAAGGAAAAGGACGTTGGAATGATGTATCAATTACTTTATACGATCCAGTAGTTCCTTCAGCTTCTCAAGCAGTAATGGAATGGGTTCGTTTATCTCATGAGTCTGTAACAGGTCGTGATGGTTATTCTGACTTTTACAAGAAAGACATTACTTTCAATGCTTTAGGGCCAGTAGGTGATAAAGTTGAAGAATGGACTTTAAAAGGTGCTTATATTGGAGACGCTAACTTTGGTGACTTTGATTGGGCTACTGAAGATGCTGTAAATATTCAATTAACATTGAAATACGATTACGCAATTTTGCAATTCTAATAATTTTAGTATCATCAATATATGTAAAGAGGCCATAGAAATATGGTCTTTTTTACTGTTTAGATATTTATATTAAAGACAAATACAATGAAAACATCAGAATTTAGAAACTTAATCCGCGAAGAAGTTAAAAAAACTTTAAACGAAGGTGGAACTGGTATAGCTGAAAATATGTGGGTAAAAGAGTTAGTAGGTAAGAAAATTACAAAAGCATTTGTTAAAACAAGTGGTCCAGATTTAATCATATGGTGTGAAGATGGGTCACAGTACACATTGAAAACTGTAGCAGGCTTGGTTAAGTGGGATAAATAACTACCTATAATGAAATTAAACGAAGGTACATTTGAAGGTAATTCAATCGCTGTTTATAATGCCTAAAACGGCAGAAGTCATGATATAATAAAATAAAATACAATGAATCCAAAAGAATTTAAAAGGTTGTTGAAAGAGTTTGCTCCTACTCAACAAATTACTGAAGCAGATATTCAGCCTACAGGACCTGATGGCGAAAAAATTACAGACCCAGTTATTATCAAAAATTTAAATCTGGCTATTAAGGCAGTTAATTCTGCTATTCGTCCTAAATTAATACAAATGATTGAAGATCCAGAAGCAGCAAAGGCTTTGAAATCTACCTCTCAAAGAGCAGCGGTTATAGCTGCTATGGCAATTGCATTTGGAATTTCAGAAAAAGAATTTTCTCAAATCATTGTTAAGATCAAGACATTACTTAAGAAGTCAGATGACACTGTAAGTGAAGAATAATACAATTACATATTTATA